CCGATACACCTAGATATTTTGCAAATTCTGTTAATGAAAGTAACGGTACAAAAGCAGTATTTACAGCAAGCGATAGGTATGCAGCATCATATTATTGGTTTGCATTAGGTATAGCGTAATAGAAGGAGGTAAACTATGAACCAATATGTATTCGTATTGAACGAAATGGGCGAAAGAATTACGTCCTTTGTTGATAATACAGCAACGCAAGAACAGTTGTTAGCAACTGCAAAGCAAGAATGGCCGGATGCAGCTAATTTTATTTACTCCGCAGACGGCGATAGCATGCTTGACGAGTTTATGCGAGGTAAATTATATGTAAATGGTGAGTTTGTAACACCACAACCAAAAGAACCAACTAAGGTTGAACAAATTGCCGAAATCAGAAATTACTACAACGGACGTTTTGAAACGCTAGAACAAATGCTTTTAAGACGTCGATTGATTAACGGTGATATTACCGACTTGCAAGAACAATTTAAAAAACTCAATCAAGAAATGGTGTTAAAAATTAAGGCGGTGAAATAATGGAAGCGTTCGAAATTAAAAGTGATGTTCCTGTTATGAAGTTCTGTGAGTTCTGCTATGCTACTTTGAACGAAGATGGGACATGCCCCACAGAGGGGTGCATCCATAACGACCTTATGGAATTGGACGAGGTGAATGAAGATGAAACTACCAGTCCTACACAACTTTAAGGTCATTCAAGGTGAAGTTATTTCACTTAATATTGGGTATAACAATACTGTTTCAAGCGATAATCTGTTCGCTTGTGTTCGTAAATTAGCACATGACGAAGAGTATAAAGCAAAGTTTAATATCAATGTATCCGAGGACGATTTAGAGGCCAATGAGCTTTGTAAAATCGCCCTTTCTTTAGATACGAATAGTTTAGAAGTCGGCAAATATCAATGGGACTTATTCCTATGGAGTGGCGACCACCCTATTAAATGTCTTGTAAAAGGACAGATTAATATAATTGAAGGTATTAGTAATAGGGGGAAATAATGGACGAACTACACATTCACGAAGACAAAGAAACAATCAATGTAAAGGACAATACCCAAATTATTAAATTACAAGGACCGAAGGGTGAACCAGG